CTGTGATCGGCATGTCCTCCAGCTGCATGTCGCCCACCATGTACCCCAGCCCGCTGTCGCGCACTGCTGCATCGGCCCAGTTTTGCCGCCGCCTCTCGCCTAGGAGGTTGCGGTAGAAGGACTCCCAGAAGGGAACCCCCTTGGTCAGGGCCAGGCCGCAGCCGCCGATGGCGGCCGCCCAGGCATCAAACTCCTCTTGGTTGGCCCACGAGAGCAGGGACACAGCGTCCTTGCTGGGCGCCGTCCATGGGTTGCGCGTCATGCGGTACAGGCCATCACTGGCCAGCACGGGATGGCACTGGCAGAACTCGATCTTCTCAAAGGTGCAGACCGGCTCCTCGCGGACGACACAAAAGCCGCCGCGGAGGCACCACTCTGAGAGCCCCTCGAACTTGTCGAGATCATGCGACTCGCATATGATGACGCAATCGTCACCATTGTTGCCGAGCCGCGCGTCTATGCCATGTTCCTTGATGTAACCCAGGACGACCAGCGACATGAGGATGCAGTTGCCCATCCCAGTGTTGCTGTCCCCACTCATGCGCCCACCGAAAAGTTTGTACCTGATCAGTCCATCGGCAGCCACCGCCGTGACCTTGTTGTGTATCTGCATCTCCAGGATCCGGGCTAGCTCGGGGTCCTTAAAGGTGTCATTGTAGACGCTATGCTCAAACCGCAGGGCCTCAGGCGACACGTGCTGGTCGAACCGGCTCGCATCTAACCCAAAGCACACGGGGTTGGCGTAGCGTTTCCAGTGACGCCTAAGCACACCGGCCTGCTGGATCGCGTTCAGTCCCTTGAGCACCACCTTATACCCAAATGCTCTCTCGAACGCACGGAACAGTGCTTTCTCGAACTTCTTGAGATACTGCCCGGTAGCTGCAAGAAATTCGTCCGCGCGTGGCTGTATGAAGCGTGGGGCCGGGTCCCCCTTGGCGGTGAAGTTGACCTTCTCCGCCTTAAGGAAACCCTTCACGTGAGCGTCAGTGCGTTTCAACCCCCTCGAAGCAAGGTTGGCACATGCCCTCTCGTAACGCATACGCTTGCGCCCTGTGAACAATAGAGGAAACTCCTCCAGGCTCACCTTGGGGGTCGGGGTCGTATGCCTCACGAGCATGCCGCGGACGGCACGGAGACTCTCAGTGAAGAACGTAGGCTCGGGACGAGGCGGCTTCACCAGGCCGCTGGCGGTGGGCTTGTACAAGACCCGCTCCGCCGCCCCACGCAACAAGTTGTTCAGGCTGTTGTTATGCACGCCGTATCGGATACCAGACCCAATACCCGAGTAGACGCGTATAACCCTCTTCGCTACCCTATCGCTGAACCTCCGGATGACCACTCCTGGAACAGAGGTGTAACGGATCTCTGTTTCCACACCCGGAAGCACGACAGGGCACCCCTACTGGGGGTTGGCTCGGGCGTCGGCGACGCGCCGGTTACGGGTCCGTGACTCCCGGAACTCGACGGCCTCGACGTCCTCTTGGGTCGGCACAAAGCAGGCCTCCAGCGCCATGGGGTAATGGCGCATTTGGTCCACCTTGCGTAGGTCCGGCCTCTCGCTCAACCAGATGCGCAGCCAGTTGCCGACTATGAGCCGGTTGGCCTTGGTGTCGCGCATGAGCCCGAATTTGATGCGGCACTCGACGGCGGCGGCCTGAGCCAGCGTGGAAAGGCTGGGTTTCTCGACCTCCTCATCGCGCTCGTCGTAGTAGTCCAGCTGGCCGATAAACCAAGCTGCACGTGCCTCGATCGGGTCCTCGCGCTCGGGCCGCAGAAGAAATGCGACCAGAGCCAGTAGGGGAATCCAAAGCAGTCCGTAGGCGCCAAAGAA